CGATTCTATTTCTACGACCCTTATCCTCATCAGAGAAGTTGGATGGCTTACCATCAAGAGCAAACATCTCCTTGAAATGGACGATGTAATACTTGCCCTGTTTATGGAAAATGTGACAGGATTGATATAACTTCTTCTCCTTACGAGAAGCCACACCAATACGTGTGAGTGTTTCTTTGATCTTCAGAAAATCTTCTTCTTCGGCTATCCTAACCTCTACTAAGTTCTCGAGCAGTTCATTCATGAGACTCCACCTTTTTCTTGTTTTTGCTTAATATATTCAATCTGCTCGGCGGTAAGGATCTTTAGAGCCTCTTTTGCACGTAGCTTGTTATATTTATAATAAGCAGAAACTAAGGTTAGGAGAGCCTCATACCTCTTGGCTTCCTGTTCTTTACGCTTTTCGTCCTCTGTTTTCTTCTTGCCCATTCTCCTCATTTTGCGGATCGATCCAAACAGATAATCATAATGCATCTGGTCTGTCACATTATAATGTATGTTCATCTCGTTCACGATACCAGCACAACCATCATAGCCTGCAACAATAGAGTTGATCCTCCACTGAGAATAATCAGTATCAATGTCAATCTTCTTACCGTTACTGATACTGTTTTCATACCTCCAATCATACGGTGGCTTTTTGTATTCTGCAGTTCCTACAATCTCCTTACGTTCGCTTAACGTCACATCAAGAAACTTAGACATTACTTGAACTCACAATCTTTCATGACCTCTACCAAGAAAGCCAGAAAGTTGATTTCAGGATTTGCTGCGAATGCATTT